GCGAGTCGCTCAAGCACTTCGGTCTGGCCGATGGCTCGGCGTTCAACGCGTCGTTTCGTGGTGCCTTCCGTGGCCACAAGGGTGCGGTCACGGCGGTCGTGGCGACCCTGCGCGGGCTGCTGAAAGAGGTCGACCTCGGTGATTGGAAAGCCGGTGATCCGGCGGAGATCAAACACGCGATCGCGCCGGTGTACTACAAGCTCGAAATCGACGGCCGCGTGATGTACGAAATCGACATGATCGCCGGCATTCAGGTGATCGATGGCGTAGACCAACTCGCCGAAGTGCGCTCCGCACTCGGCCTCTAAGGGAATAGATCCGGATGACCATGCAAACTGCAAATAAGCTGCCGGCCTGGCTGTCGATCGACACTGACCGTGCGGTGATTACCCTCTCGCGCCCGAGCGAGGTCAATGGGGTGAAGGTCGATACGCTGGTGCTGCGTGCGCCACTGGTGCGCGAAGTCCGCGCCGCCGACCGTGCCGCCGGTGATGATGACGAACTGCGAGAGTTGCAGCTGTTCGCCAGTCTGGCCGAGGCGGGTCTCAAGGATCTGGAAGGCCTGAAGGTGGTGGACTATCGCCGTCTGCAGGCGGCCTATTCGAACCTGGTGCCGAACGCCGACTATTCGAAAGCGCTCCCCACCTGGTTGTCGGTCACCGCCGAAAACGCCGTGGTCTGCTTGTCGCGCCCGAGCGAGGTCAATGGCGTGCAGATCGACAAGCTGACCCTGCGCTCGCCCACGGTACGCGAAGTGCGGGCCGCGGATCGGGCGGCAGGCGGTGACGACGAGCAGCGCGAACTGGTGCTGTTCGCCGAGCTCGCCGGCGCGGCTATTGCCGATCTGGAGGGCCTGAAAGTGGTGGACTATAACCGCCTGCAGGCCGGCTATTTTCGCCTGGAGCAAGACGACGGGGTTTGATCCGGGGGTGATGAAAATGGTGGCGAAACGTCTCGCGGCGGACACCGGGTTTTCCGCTGCCGAGATTCAGTCGATGCCGTTTTCCGAGATGGTCTGGTGGCTCACGGATTGAGCCGCTTCCGGTAATGCTCTGCACAGGGGAGCCATGACATGGCGAACAAACTATCCCTCGGGGTGGTGATCGGCGGGGCCGTCAGTCCTACGGTCGGCTCCGCGTTCAATGAGGTCACCGGGCGCATCAAGCGCCTGGAAGCAGAAGGCAACAAAGCACGGGTGCTGCAGCGCACCATTGGCGACACCATTCGCCTGCGCGATGAATGGAAAAAGGCCCACGACAGCGGTGCCGCTGGGGCATCCAAACTGCTGGGGCGTTTGAACTCCAACCTCGACAGCCTAAAGAAACAGGGCATCGAGGTCGGTCGGCTGGACAAGGCGTATCGTTCCCTGGGTCAGACCGCGAACAACGCGGAACTCAAGGCCAAGGGTTACCAGCAGATCGATGCCGGTAAGGCTGGAATGAGAAGCACGGTCGGTCAGGCCGTCGCCGGGGTGGCAACGGTGGGCATTGCGACCAAAGTCAGTGCCGACTTCGGGGCCATTGTCCGTGACATCGCGATCAAGGCCGGGATTGCCAACGATCCGAAAGAAAAGCAGGTGTCGCAGAAGATAATCGAGACTTCGCGCGACACCGGCATGGCGCGCAATGACGTCGCCGACGTGGTCAACCAATTGGTGGGGGCCGGGATGGACCTGACCAAGGCGCTGGAGTATGCCCCGGTCGCGGCCAAGTTTGCCGTGGGCCAGGGCTCGAACGGCGCCGACACGGCGAAAATGATCAACGCGCTCGGGCAGAACGCCAAGATCACCGACGCCAAACAGATGCAGCAGGCGCTCGAAGCGATTGCCTTTCAGGGACAGGCCGGCAGCTTCGAAGCGGTCGACATGGCCCGCTGGTTCCCCGAGCTGTTGTCGAACATGGGCAATCTGAACATCACCGGCATGGACGCGGTGACGCAGTTGGGCGCCATGCTGCAGGTGCAAATGAAAACCGCCGGCGGCGCCGACGAGGCGGCGAACAACCTGAAAAACTGGATGGGCAAGATCGGTTCGACCGACACCGTAGAGGCCTACAAAAAGGCCGGCATCGACTACAAGGGGTCGATGCAGACCGGTTTGCAGAACGGCATGTCGACGCTGGAATCCAGCATGGCGTTGGCGCAGAAGTACATCCAGGCCACCGACCCGAAACGGGCGGCGTTGATGGCCGAAGCGACGTCGAAGATCAGTCAGGAGGCGGATCCGGAAAAGGCCAAGGCCATGATGGCGTCGCTGGAGGAGGCCTTGCGCACCGGCGACCTGTTCGCCGACATGCAGGTCAAGGCGGCGCTGTCGGCCTACCTGCAGAACAAGGCGCTGTACAGCCAGCTGAAAAACGACTCGCGCGAAGCCTCGGGCATCCTCGACAAAAACCTCGCCGAGCGGCGTGAATCGTCGTCGCAGAAGTGGGCGGAAATGGCGCAGTCGATGGACGACGCCATGCGCAGCGTGGGTGACGCCTTGCGTCCGGTGACGGATACCGTCGCAGAAGCGCTGACCAAAGTTACCAAGGGCATCACCGCGCTGTCGGACAGTTCGCCCGGTGTGGTCACCGGTATTGCGGCGGTCGGGGCCGGGTTCCTGACCCTCAAAACGTTGTTCAGCTCGTACAAGATCGGCAAGGGATTGTTCAACCTGGCGCGTGGGCCACTGGGCAAAGGCAAGTCCGACGAGGTGCAGAAGGTCTTTGTCACCAACTCGTTGGAGGGAGACCGGGTCGGCACGGGGATGGAGCCCAAGGGCAAAGCGGCTAAGGCCCTGTCCCTGGTCGAGACGGGGTTGAAGGCTGTCGCGGCCTTCAAGGGTACTCCCGAGGCCAGTGATACCGCTGACGGACAGGAGGGCAAAAAAACCGGTGGTCTCGATCTGGTGGCGACCGGGCTCAAGGTGGTGTCGCTTGCCAAGGAGGCCACCGGTGACGGTGAGGTGCAAGCCGGTCTGGAAGACGGCAGCGTCAAGAAGGTGTTTGTGGTGAACGCATCGGCCTTGGGCGGCGGTGGCGGGGGGGCGTTTGAGAATCGTCGCCGGGCTCGCGGGGCTCCTCGCAATACCTCGCGGCGGCGTCGGGTTGCCACGCTGCCAAGGCCGAGAGGTCCTACACGTTCACCGGTACCTGCGCCTCGACCGGCAACACTGGTGCCGCGAGCACCGGTGTCCGTGTCCAGGACGCCTGCGCCAGTACCTATGCCACGTCCTCCGGTACCCGTGCCTGTATCTCCGGCCTCGGTGTCATTGCCGCGACCTTCGGTACCTGTTGCTCCCGTGCCGGTGTCATTGCCGCGACCTCCGGTGCCTGTTGCTCCAGCGCCGGTGTCATTACCACGACCTTCGGTGCCCGTTCCGCCATCGTCGGTGCCGTTGCCTCGGCCATCTGTTCCCGTACCGCGTCCTCCCGTACCGCTGCCGCCAACCGGTGGCGTAATGACCAAAGTGGCGGCGGTGGCGGGAGCGGTGGGGAAGGTTGGCAAGGTGGGCAAAGTGATCCCGGGCGGCTCGTTGTTGGAGGCGGGAAGCATGGCCGTCGACACTTATATGAATGCAGAAACAAAAGATGAAAAAGCCGAAGGTTACGGTGCGGCGGCGGGTTCGCTGGCGGGCACCATGGCCGGCGCCGCTGCCGGTGCGGCCATCGGCTCAGTGGTGCCCATCATTGGTACCGCGATTGGCGGCTTGGTCGGTGCGTACCTGGGCAGCATGGGCGGCACCGCACTGGGTGGAGTCGTAGGCAAATCGTGGTTTGGAGGCGAGGAAGAAAAGCCACCAGCTCCCGCAACCCCGTTGCTGATGGCGCCTCGGCCCGGTCCGGTAGTGCCCAGCTTGGCCAGCATGGGACGGTCTTTCAACGGGGCGAACGAGCCCGGTGCGCTTCTGATGGCGGCTCCGGCCGTGTCACCCAGCCCGGCCTTGGGTGATGTTGCCCGCGCACTGGCGACACCGGCGCCGGTCAAACCAGCGGCGGTGGTGATCCCGCCCAAAGAGCCAGCGAAACCGGCACCGACCAAAGTGGATCAGCAGTTCCAGTACTCATTGAGCATGCCGGTCACGGTGCAAGGCGATGTCAAAGACCCACAGCGTTTGGCTCAGGACCTGATGCCGCACATGCAGCGAATGATGGCCGACGCCGCGAAACAGAACGCGTCGAGCCAGTTGTTCGATGAACCCCACTTGTAAGGAGAACCCATGGCTTACATGGAGCAATTGCAGGCTGGCCTCAAGTACCTGGTCGAAGCCGGGGAGTCCGGACGCCGTAGTGCGGATGGCATGCTCGGCCCGGTCAATGGTGCGATCAGTGAAATTACCGGTGCCGCATCCGAGCTGGAGAGTATTCCGTTCGTGGGGCCGGCAATCGGCGCCAAGCTGCAGCGGGTAATGCGCGGCGTGAATGCGGCGCAAGCCAAAGTTGGACAGGTGGTGGCCACCTACGGGCGGGCTACCCGGGCCGCCGCGGAAGTGCAGGAGCGCATGGGCACGCTGAAGGAGCAGGCGGGTAAGGCGGCGACGGCGATCAATAAGATCGCCGGCAAGGTCAGCCCGTCGCTGGCCAACATCGTGCCCACCAGTGCGTTTGCCACCGATGCCACGCCGGCGCCGGAAGCAGTAAAACCGTTTCCGCACTTGCTGATCATTCAGCCGCAGGATCCCAAAGCCCAACCGTACTACTTCAATCTGGACACGGCGGCCTTCGACGAACTGTCGCGTTCGACCGAGTTCCGCTGGGCCTCGCAAGAGCGCCTGTCGCGTCGGCCGGCGCAACAGGCGGTAGGTATCGGTGAGGAGAAAATCACCCTGAAGGGCACGATTTATCCGGGCTTCAAGGGTGGACTGAAGCAGCTCGACACCTTGCGCAGCATTGGCGCTCAACTGAAGCCGTTAACCCTGACCACAGGCTACGGCGATGTCATGGGCACCTGGTGCCTGAAGAACATCACGGAGGAGCAGGGCGCGCTGATGCACGGCGGGATTCCGCGTAAACAAGGGTTCACTCTGGAGTTTGTGCGCTATGGCGACGATATGCAGAACGTCTGATGGGGATCTGCTGGACACCATATGCCAAAACTTTTATGGCCACCTGGTGGGCAGTGTTGAAGCGGTGCTGGGTGCCAATCAGGGCTTGGCCGAAGAGCAGCAACCCTACCGGGCCGGCGTGGTGATCACCCTGCCGGTGCTGGCGGCGCCTGTACAGGAGCAGGTCACGCTCTGGGATTGATGGTCTACACTCGAGCCGCTTGATAACTCAAGCTCCTTACTTTCATACCCGCCTTGTGCGGGTTTTTTTTTGGAAAATTTCCATGACCCCCAGGTTTCGCATCGTCGCCAATGGTGCCGACATCACGGCCTTGATCAATGATCGGCTGCTCCAGCTGCGTACCGTGGACAAGCCCGGGATGGAGTCCGACGAGTTCGAATTGCGCATCGATGATCGCGACGGCCAGGTGACGTTACCGTCACGCGGCAGTGCCATCGAGGTCTACCTCGGCTACGCCGAAACATCGCTGGCCCGCATGGGACGTTACGTGGTCGATGAGGTCGAGATCTCGGGACCGCCGGACACTCTGGTGATCAAGGGCAAGGCCAGTGACATGCGCGGTACTGGCAAGACCATCCGCAGCGGCAGCTGGGAAAACGTGCCGCTGTCGACCATCGTGACCGACATTGCAGCGCGCAACGGCTGGCAACCGGGGTGTCCGGTGTCGACCAAGGTGGTTCGGGCGGATCAGCTCAACGAGTCCGATTTTAATTTCCTCACCCGGCTGGCCAAGCAGTACGACTGCACCGCCAAGGTGGCCGAGGGCAAGCTGCTGGTGATGCCGCGCCAGGGTGGTCAGAGCGCCAGCGGCAAGGCCTTCGGCGCCGTCACCCTGACGCGCAGTGACGTCAGCCGCTGGCAGTTTCGCCTGGGCGATCGCAATGCGCACAAGGCGGTGGCAACCAAACACCAAGACAAGAAAAACGGGAAGCTGGTGGTGGTCTCCCTGGACAACGATGACGTGCCCGATGGTCTACCGGCGGTGCACACCGACCGGCATATCTA